GACGGGGATAGAGGTCTCCAGGTGTGGGATTCGGAAACCGCGGCAGGATCGTATTAGTATACGGCATCCGGCCTGTTCCGCGGAGGACTTTAGATGCCATTCTGCGTCCGTGTGTAATTTGCTCCGGGCTCTCAACGAGCGTGTATTCAACGTTGAGGGCCTGCACGGACTCGAGCCCACGCCCAGGTCGAAGCCAGGGGTGTGGATGAGGATGCGAGACATTCAGCGCCGGATCGCCCGGCATGTGCGGGAGAACGCGGAGTATGTGGAAAGGTTGACCGTCGACGAGTTCGTCGAACAGTGTCCCGCACAGAAACGTGCTCTATACACCCGAGCTGGCGCTGAATTCCTCCATCGTGGTTTAGGAAAGAGAGACTCTCTCCTCAAAGCTTTCGTCAAGTTTGAGAAGATAAAATTCGAGAAGTCTGGGAAGAAATCTGACCCATGCCCGCGGCTCATTCAACCACGGTCGCCAGTTTTTAACGTGGCATTGGGTAGGTACACGCGGAGGATAGAGGACGATTTGTATCGAGCCTTATCCGCCGTGTGGGGTGCGGAGGAGGGGGAGCACGTGGTGATGAAAGGGATCACCGGGGAGCAGATGGCATCACAGTTGCGACGTAAATGGGATAGTTTTCATGATCCCGTTGCGCTGCTGATGGACGCAAGCCGTTTCGACCAACACGTAGATAAACACGCGCTAATGTTTGAGCATGGTGTTTACACCGAGATCTTCAAGGATTCCACTGGCATCAGTGAGCTGCGCGATTTGTTGCGCCAGCAAATTGACAACCGTGGTGAAGCATATCTCGATGGTTTCAAAGTCTCGTACAAGATCGAAGGCACACGTTCAAGTGGTGACATGAATACTGGCTGCGGCAACTGTACGATCATGTGCAGTTTGTGTAAACGCTTTTGTGATGAGCTCGGTGTCGCTGGTAAATTTGCCAACAACGGCGACGACTGTGTTCTTTTTTGTGAGAGGCGTGACCACAAGCGCGTGATGCGTGCCGTAGCCGGTTGGTTTCTGGATTTCGGATTTAATATCAAGGTGGAGGAGCCCGCGTTTGAGTTTGAACATGTCGAGTTCTGCCAGATGCGGCCTGTCTGGAGTGGTTTTGAGTGGGTTATGTGTAGGTCCCCTAGAAATGCGGTGTCAAAAGACACCATGTGCCTGGGGGTAAAATGCGAACAGTACAAACAATGGATTCATGCCGTTGGCACTGCTGGCCGCAGCCTGTATGGTGATATGCCAATTTTCTCAGCGCTTTACGATAGGATGGTCGAATGCGGTGTCAAAAGCAATGTTCGTTTCAGTAACACTGCCCGCAACACCGGGTTATTCGTCATGGCCTACAACTTCCGAGGTCGGAAATGCCTTCCCGTAG